GTGGCGTGTGCGCGGCCGCAAGTTTCCGCGAGGTTTTTGACGATGGGCAAGCGTGGTCCCAAGCCAAAGCCTGCTTCGGTACGCAAACTGCTGGGCAACCCAGGCAAACGGCCGATCAGGCCCGACCTTCCGGCCCCGCCAGGTGCGCCGCCGATTCCGGCTCGGCTAATGGTGGACCCGGTCGCCGTAGAGAAGTGGCACGAGTTCGTGCCCATCCTCTTGGGCATCGGCACGCTCACGACGGCCGATGGCGAAGCGTTAGCGACTTTGTGCGAGGTGCATAGTGCAGCACAAGCCTGCCTGCTTGAGTTCCGTGCCACTGGACCAGTGATGCACACTGACTTAGGTGGCGTGAAGCCCAACCCTGCAGGGCCGCTATATCGCGGATTAGTCAGCCTGCAGGCGTCGCTAATGGGCGAGTTTGGATTGACGCCAACGTCAAGGACGAGGCTAGGTGGCAAGGAAGAGAAACCCGCCGACGAAGTCGAAGACTTCTTCCGTCTCCACGGCGCGTGAACTGACGCCCGAAGGTCAGGCGAAGTACGAGCGTGTCGTGCACTTCTTTGAGAAGGTGCTGCGGCACAGCAAAGGGCAGAATGCCGGCAAGCCGTTCACGCTGCTGCCTTGGCAGCATCATGTGCTGCGGGAACTCTTCGGCCGGCTGAACCCAGACGGCACGCGGCAGCACAGAGTCGGCTATATCGAGCTGCCGAAGAAGCAGGGCAAGTCCACGACGCTGGCCGGCATCGCTCTTTACATGACGGCCTTCGACTCCGAGCCGGGGGCGGAAGTCTACGGGGCGGCCTGTGACCGTGAGCAGGCGGGCATCATCTACCGCGAGGCGGCGTCGATGGTGCGGGCGTCGCCTGCGTTGTCTCGGCACCTCGAGGTGATAGACAGCCGCAAGACCATCGTGCACAAAGCGAGCAACTCGTTCTACCGGGTGCTCTCGGCTGACGCGTTCCGTGCTGAGGGGCTCAACATTCATGCCCTGCTCTTCGACGAACTGCACGCCCAGCGTGACCGCCGCTTGTGGGATGCCTTGCGGTACGGCGGTGCGGCTCGCAGATCGCCACTCATCCTGTCCATCACCACGGCCGGCTTCGACCGCAAAAGCATCTGCTGGGAGCAGCACCAGTACGCCGAGCGGTGCACGGCCGACCCGACCACAGACCCGGCGTTCTTCGGCTGCATCTACGCCGCCCCGCCCGAGTGCGGTGCCGATGGGACGTGGAAGGAAGAAAGCGTCTGGCACCAAGCCAACCCCAGCCTGGGCGAGACGATCACGCTGGAGTCATTCAAGGCCGATGCCCGCGAGGCCGAGCAATCGCCTTCCAAGCTCAATGCCTTCTTGCGTTACAGGCTCAACGTCTGGACCACGCAGGACACGCGATGGCTGTCGCCTGACGCCTGGGCGAAGTGTGGCAAGCCGCTCGACTCCGACCTAGAGAAGCGGGAATGGTTTGCCGGGCTTGACCTCGCCAGCACCACCGACCTTTCGGCGTTCGTCATGGTGAGCCAGGCGAGCGACGGCACCTTCGACGTGCTTCCGTTCTTCTGGGTACCGGAGGCCAACGCCGCCGAGCGGACGCTGCGAGACAAAGTGGACTACGTCGGCTGGATACGCGACGGGCACATCCGTGCCACCGACGGCAACGTCACCGACTATGACGTGATCCGGCGAGACATCAACGAACTGGCGAAGAAATACAACATCCGGCAAGTGGGTATCGACAGATGGAACGCGACGCAACTATCCCTGCAACTGCAAGGCGATGGGATCGATGTGGAAGGATACGGGCAGGGCTACGCCAGCATGACGAGCCCCTGCCGCCAACTCGAGGCGCTCGTGTTGTCGGAGCGGATGCGGCATGGGAGCCATCCCGTGCTGAGTTGGATGGCCGCCAACTGTGCCCTGCAAACCGACCACCAAGACAACTGCAAACTCAGCAAAGCCAAGAGCACGGAACGCATTGACGGGATGGTGGCCATGGTTATGGCCCTCGGGATTCACGCGACGGCAACGGCTCCGCCACCAGAACAAAACTGGGACATCATCACGCTATGAGCGAAGTTCTCGCCGACCACCGCATGCTTGAGCTTCGCGGCATCGATTGGCCCGACGTGTCGAGCAGCCGCACGCCTTCCGGCATTCGCGTCACGGCCGACAACTCGATGGCGTGCTCGGCCTACACGGCCTGCATTCGCGTCATCTCCGATGCCGTCTCTTCGCTGCCGCTTCACGTCTTTGAGCGGATGGCCAACGGCGGCAAGGCGAAAGCCACTAGCCACCCGATTTACCGGCTGTTGCACATGCAGCCCAATCCGTGGCAGACGGCCCAAGAGTTCCGCGATTGGATGACCGGCATGTATCTCCACTACGGTGCGAGTTATGCCGAGATACGCCCAGGTGCTCGTGGTGCAGTCTCTGAGCTGTGGCCGCTGCACTCGAGCCGGATGACGCCCGAGCGGCTTGAGAACGGCAGCGTGCGGTACAAGTACCGCGAGCCAAGCGGACGCGAGACGATCTACAGCCAGGAGCAGATTTTCTGCCTGCGATTCACGACCGAGGATGGCGTGACGCCGGTGCCGACGTACAGGATTTTTCAAAACGCCATCGGGCTGGCTCAAGCGCTAGAGGCTCATGGCAGCACGTATTTCGGCAACGGCGCCCGGCCCGGCATCGTGCTGGAGAGCGACAACCCGATCCCGGTGGAAGCGGCAGAGCGTCTGCGGGAGCAGTGGGAGCGGATGCACCGGGGCAGCGATCGTGCCTTCCGCACTGCCGTCTTGCCTAATGGTGTGAAGGCCCATGAGCTCAGCGGCAGCAACGAGGCCGCCCAGTTTCTGGAAACGCGGCAGTACCAAGTCATTGAGATTTGCCGGGCGTTCCGTGTGCCGCCGCACATGATCCAAAGCCTTGAGCGTTCGACGTTCAACAACATCGAAGTGCAAGGCACGGAGTTCGTGCAGCATTGCCTCATGCCGCACCTGAAGCGATGGGAGGCCGCCATCTCGCGGGATCTCATCGTTGATGACGAGCGGTACTTCGCTGAGCACAGCGTGACCGGGCTGCTGCGTGGCGACCACGCGAGCCGTGCTGCCTATTTCGTCTCGGCCCTGCAGAACGGCTGGATGAGCGTGAACGAAATCCGCGAGCTTGAGAACCTCAACCCGATCGGGCCGGAAGGTGACAAGCACTTTGTTCAGTTGAACATGACCACGCTCGACAAGGCAGGCGAGCCGGCTGCACCTGAGCCGACGCCAGAGCCGCCAGCAGTGGAAGACGAAGACAGCCCAGAGGATGACGCCGAAGACCAGGCCGAGCAGGAGGAAACGCCAGATGGAACTTGAGCGACGCTGCCTCGCGTTTGAGGAGTGCCCCGAAGCCGAACTGACGATTGAGACTCGTGCCAACGGCACGCAGGTGCTGACGGGATACGCAGCCGTCTACAACCGCTTCAGCCTGCCGCTGCGTGAAGGCGGCTCGCAGTTTCGCGAGATCATCTTGCCCGGTGCGTTCGACAAGATCCTAAACCGTCAGCGTGGCAAGAGCGACGTTGTGGCACTGCTGAACCACGACGCCAATCTGATTCTCGGCCGCACGTCGAGCGGGACGCTGGAGCTTTCCAGCGACGATAAGGGGCTGCGATACACGGTGACGCCGCCCGATACGCAGGTGGGGCGTGACACGCTGGAGCTCGTGCGTCGGCGTGACTTGCGTGGAAGTTCTTTCGCTTTCGGGCTTTCCGGCCCAAACGCCGAGCGGTGGACGAGCGACGAGCAAGGTGCCGTGCGTGAGATCCGCGAGGTGTCGCTGCTGGCAGACGTGAGCGTTGTTCTGACGCCCGCCTACCCAGCAAGCAGCGTGACGGTGGCCCAGCGTTCGTACGCAGCGTGGCTGGCATCGCAAGAGACTCCCGAGCCAGCAGGCCAGGCGGTTGATTCGCGTTCGGCTCTGCGGGGTGTCGCCGCCGCCTGGTCTGCTCTTCTGAGGCTCAAGCGTGTCTGAACCACGCTGCACGTGCGGCGAGAAGCTGCGAACCCGCAGCAGTCGCCAATGCGGCGACGAGCGGCAGCGGTATTTGCGTTGCCCACGGTGCGGGCAGCGTGCTGTTGCGTTTGTGAAAACAACACTTTCCGCGCTGCGGTACTGCAAGGTTCCACGCCCGTAGTGGCAAGTTGAACTCCATCGGCAATACCGCCGGCGGAGATCACACACAGTGGACAACCTTAAGAAGCTGCAGGACGAGGCCGTTGCTCTCGCCAACCGGATCGACGCCGTGCGGGCGATCGAGAGCACCGACGCCGACAAGATCGCCGAGCGCGACCTTGAGCTCGAGACGCTCAACAGCGACGCCGCGAAGCTCGCCAAGAAGATCGACTTCGAGAAGTCGGTGGCCGACGCTTCCAAGAATCTCCGCTCCGTGGTGGACCGCTGCACCCCGGCTCCCGAGGTGCGTGCCGAGGAGCCCAAGGTGCGGATCTCGTCCGTGCCCTACGCGGGCAAGCTGCGTGCGTTCAGGTCGGAAGAGGACGCCTACAAAACCGGCATGTGGTTCAAGGCCAAGGGCGGCGACGTTGAGGCGAAGCGGTGGTGCCAGGATCACGGCGTCGAGAGCCGTGCCCAGGGCTCGACCGGCTCGACCACCGGCTCGGCCTTCGTGCCCGACGTTCTTGAGTCCACCGTGCTGCGGCTCGTCAACGACTATTCGGCGTTCGCCGCCAACGCGATGAACGTCAACATGGCGTCTGACTACGTGCTGTTCCCGAAGCGGACGGCCGGTGCCACGGCGTACTGGATCTCGGAAAACACCGCCATCACGGCGAGCGATCCGACCAGCACGCAGGTCAGCCTGACTGCGAAGAAGGTGACCGGGGCGGTGACGATTGCGAACGAGCTCCTGCGTGACTCGATCGTGAGCATCGCCGATTGGCTGGCCGCTGAGCTCTCGCTGACGCTGTCCACCGCCATTGAAACGGCGGCGTGGAACGGCAACCCGAGCAATGCCCCGGCTGTTGCCGGCATCGCCACGGGCTACACGGGCGGGCTCTACGCTTCGTCTGGTGCCACCTACGCGGCGTCGCTCGTGACGGCTGCCGGTGACACTCCCGACGAGGTGACCAAGGCCAACCTGCTGAAGATGATGGCTACCTTGCCCCAGCATTCGCAGGCGGGTGCCAAGTGGTTTGTTTCGCCGTTCTTCTTCGCCACCTGCATGCAGAACCTCGATCTTGCCCAGGGCGGATCGGTGGGCCTGTCGCAGGGGATGGGGCTGACGTTCCTCGGCAAGCCGGTGGTGCTCACCGACCAGCTGCCGGCTGGCTCGGACTCGACCGGCGTGGTGATGGCCCTCTACGGCGATCTGATGAACTCGTCGATCTACGGTGTCCGCCAGGGCATCGAGATTGCTTCGAGCGATCAGGTGAACTTCCTGAGCGACCAGAGCGTGATTCGTGCGGTGGCTCGAGTTGCCATCTCGCACCACACGCTCGGCAGCGACACTGTCGCTGGCCCGGTCATCGGCCTCGTGGGTGCGTGAGCGGCTTGACACCTGTGCAACGCTAGGCGGGCGGCTCCAACCGGGGCCGCCCGCTCTCGTTTGCAGGGGCACCATGCTAGTCAAAGTCGGTGGCACCGAAGTAGAGATCCGAGTCGAGGCCGTGCTGAGCATGCCTAGGCTCTCGTTCACGGCAAACCACTTTGCGTGGGCTCAAGCACTCATGCCCTTGGGCATTCGCCCCACAATGGGCACTGGTGCGTTCTGGGACCAAGTAAACACGCGAGTCATGGAACAGTTCATTGACTCGGCCGAATATCTACTCTGCATCGACTACGACACGTTCTTTACGCGGCAGGATATTGAGACGCTGTTTGCCATGGCGATGACGTTTCAATGTGACGCCATCACGGGGCTGCAAACCAAGCGAGAAGACGGCCGCCCAATGCTGACGCTCAAGGGCACGCTGGACTCGCCACCGGAGGAAGGGCACACGCAGCTGCCGGCGTCGTGGTTTGCCGAGCCCGTGCAGGAGGTGGACACGGCACACTTCGGCTGCACCGTGATCAGCACGGCCGCACTCAAGCGAACCAAAAAGCCATGGTTTTGGAGCAAGCCAGATCCCGATGGCTCGTGGAACGACGGCCGGATTGATCCGGATATCTGGTGGTGGAAGAACTGGCGCGAGAGCGGCAACCGTGTCTTTATCTCACCCCGCGTCGTGCTGGGTCATGGCGAGTACGTCGTGACGTGGCCCGGCAAGAACCTCGGAACGCCTGTGTTTCAATGGGCGACGGAGTTCACGACAACCCACAAACGCCCCGAAACTGCATGGAGTGTCGGCTGATGGCGAAACTGAAGTTCACCCGAGCGTGGCGTGGCTATTGCAAGGGGCAGACGGCAGACGTGCCCGGCGGGCTCGCTCAGCAGCTGATCGCTCAGCGTGTCGCGGTCGAGGACAACCAGCAGTCGCTGATTGAAACGGCCGCCATCGAGCACGCCACAGAGACGGCCGACGCCACGCCACGAAAACGAGGACGCCGTGCAGTACCTAAGCCTGACTCGCCAGACGCCGCCGGCCGTTGAGCCTGTCACCGTCGCAGAGGCCAAGGCTCACCTGCGGGTGGATACGAGCGACGACGATACCTACATTGGCACGCTCGTCACTGCGGCGCGTGAATGGGTTGAGTCCTACCTAGATCGCACGCTCGTGAATACGCAGTGGCGTCTGCGGCTCCATCGGTTTCCCACGGACAGCCAATACCCGATTGATTTGCCACGCCCGCCCGTCGTGTCGAGCGGCACTGCCACGGCGGTGACGATCACCTACACCGCCGAGACGGGCGGCACTGCCACGCTCTCGACGGCAGAGTACCGGGTGCAGCGGTTTGAGACGCCGGGCCGTGTAACGACTGTCTACGGCGGCACCTGGCCGGCGAGCATGGAGGACAACGACGCCGTCGTAGTGACGTGGTGGGCCGGGTACGGGGCCAGCGGCTCAAGTGTCCCCGCCGCAACAAAGCACGCCATCTTGATGCTTGTTGGACACTGGTACGACGGTGCCCGGCAGGCCACTGTGACAACTGGAGCAGTGCCGCAAGAAGTGCCGTTTGGCGTCAAGTCGCTCTTGGACTCTCAACGCTGGGGATCGTACCAATGAGCATCGACGGCCGCATCAATGTTGACGTGCTGTTTCACGACAAGGACGGCACCGCATCGCTCAAGGTGGTGAGCCTGCAGGATTCTGAGGCCTATACAACTGGCGAAGTCGCCGTCATGTCAGGCACATGCAGCACCACTGGCGTGACGCTGTCATTTGGGCCAACCACATACCGCGACGCCTCTGGCCAGCTCGTGAGTGTGCAGCCAAGCATCGGCCGCGTGGCATTCCTCGCCACCGGCAACGGCGGAGTTCTGACGCAGGCCAACGGATCTCTGTACCTCTCATCCGCAAACGACGCCTGCGTCAGCAACATTGACGAACAGGAGTCTGTTGCTGTTTTTGCAGTCAACGGCACGACTCGCTACACGGTTGTCGTGTGGAGTCAATCGTGATGGACGCCGGCCGCCTCCGCGAGCGAGTAACGGTGCAGCAGGCTGCGGAGACTCGCAACGCCCTCGGCGAAACCGTGCTTTCGTGGAGCACGTTTGCCACGCGATCGGCCAGCGTCGAAGGCGTTTCTGCTCGTGAGGCACTCGCTGCTGGGCAGCAAGACGTGACGATCACGCATCGCGTACGGATGCGTTACCTGAGCGGTATGACGCAAAACATGCGAATCGTATGGCGATCTCGCACGCTCAACATCATCAGTTTGCTTGAGTACGACAATCGAACTGAGCACGTCGCCATCTGCGAAGAGGCGGTTTAATGTCGGGCGGCATTGATATCAAAGTTGAGTTTCCGGAAATGAAGCAGCTGCGGGACGCGTTCCGCAGTTTCCGCCCGAGCCTCGCAAGAAAGCACATGGGCGCGGCTATTCGTCGCAGCCTTGCACCAGGGCTAACGGCACTTAAAAGCAACGTCACTCGCGGCCCAACAGGGAACCTGTATCGCGGAATCACCAGCAAGGTGAAGACTTATAAGAGCGGGAACGCCGTAGGGCTTGTGGGTTTTGTGGCTGCGGGCAGCGGTCGCTCCGCATCGGCCGGCGGCGGATCTGTGCGCCGGGGCAAGGACCGTGCTTTTCATGCCGGATTCGTTGAGTTCGGCACGAAAGAGCGATTCATCAAAACGTCTTCCATTCGCAGCGGTGCGTCAGTTGCGTCGAGCTTTAAGACACTCGGCGCGTTCAAGATTGCTCGAGTTGCTCGACGCGGAAAGTTTGCTGGCGTAGTCAGGGTGAACACTTCCCCTAAGTACCCAAAAGCGTTTTTCAAAAAGGCTTCTGCGGGGGAGCGGCTCAGCCTCAGGGAAATGCCTGTTGGCGGCAAAAAGGGGCAGCCACCCGTAAGGACGGCCTACCGTGAGTCGTTAGGCACGATGCGATCAGCGCTGCAGGTTGAAATGACAAAGTCTCTGATTGCTGCGCAGAAGGACTTGGCTTCCAAGTTCCCCGTCAAGCCAAGAGGGTGATTTGATGCTTCGATCGCCTGAGTCAGTGCTGAGCAACGCTCTTGCCACAGCCCCGGCTGTCGCCATCCTCGTCGGCACTCGTGTCTATCCCTTGCTCGCGCCAGCTTCGGCCGCCCTGCCGTTTATTACGTGGCGTCGCGTTGGCATTGAGCGTGAGCAAACGCTCGGGCAGCCGTCCGGAATGCCACGAGTGAGCGTGGAATGCGTTATGTACGGCACGACGTATCAAGAGGCCAGAAGTCTCGCCGACGCGGTGCGGGCTGTTCTGGATGGATACGGGGGGTTTTTCGACAATACAACGGTACGGCAGACGGCTCTGCAGGACGAGTCGGATGACTTTGTCACGCTGGCCGGAACTGATCTACCGCCCGTGTATCAGATCACGCAGCGATACGACGTAATGTGGAGCGAGGAATAGCAAAATGCCCATCACGCCCCATGACTCCAGCGGCACGACATTCTCTTTTGCAGGCACGACCTACACTGTCACGTCGATCACGTACAGCATCACCGACAATGCAACAACCGATCAGATCGACGTTTCGCACCTTGGCCAAACTGCTGGGCAGACCGTGCTGACGTTGGCTCGGCCTCTCAAGGGATCTGCCGGCGACACTGGCAAGGAAGTCACGATTGAGTATCTCGCCACGTCTGGCGGCCCGATCGCCCAGGGCGCAAACGGCACGCTTTCGATTGCCGGCGGCGTCTCGCTGAACGTCGGCGCAACGTGCAAGAGCTCAAGCATCACGCTTACGGTAAATGACGCCGTGCGTGGTTCAGCCGCATTCCAGGTGCCTTAATCGCCACAGGAGACATCCGTGGCGACGTACAGCCAAGGCGTATCAGTGTCATGGGGCGGCACGCCCTTCACTGAGGTTGTCGGGCTCGATTGGCAGGTCGGCGGCGGCCCGCCTAAAGGTCGGCTCACCAAGTGGACTGATGAGGTTGGCTCAGTCAGCGTCACCACGCTGGGGACAGCCAATACCAGTTCCGATGAGTACGGCAATCGCAAACAGCTGACCATATCTGGTGGCGGCCAAGACTTGACCTCCTATGCAGTATGGGAGTCGTTGAGCGTTGCGAACGAAGTGAACGGCGTGGCTCGTTTCACCGTGACGTTCAAGCTATTGGATGCCTAGACCATGGGACTACGCGAGCAGATCAAATCGGCCAGCGTGCGAAAGCCTCTCAAGGTGCACGTGCGTGAGTGGAACATAGATGTTTTCGTCCGCGTGTTGAGTGTCGGCGAGCGTGATGATTGGGAGCTAGCGTGGATCGACATTCGCAGCAAAGGCGTCGAGAAGTTTAAGAACTTCCGAGCGTTCTACTTGGTGCGCACCTTGTGCGACGAGCATGGCGTGCGAATCTGGCAAGACAACGAGATCAACGAAGTTGCGTCGCTAGATGGTGCAGTGATGGGAGAACTGTTTGACGTGGCACAGAGGCACAACAAACTCACGGAGGCGGACGTAGTCGAACTCGCCGGCGAGCTTTAACGCGAGGCCGTCGCGTCGATTTCTCTTCATGCTAGCAAGTCATCTGCGGATGACTGTTGGGCAGATTGAGCGAGAGATGGACAGCCGCGAGCTGAGTGAGTGGCTGGCCTATGCACGGTATTTTCAGCCGCTTGATAGCTCGTGGGCACAGACAGGACTTCTAGCCAGCGTGGTTTTGGCTCCTCACACACGACGTGGTCAATCGCCGTCCCCAGCAGACTTCATCCCATTGGAAAAGCCGCCGCAGCACCGCACGCAAATGCTCGACGTACTGCAGCAAATGAAACGGGACTTGGACGGCAAATGATATGAGCACCGCACTCGGCCTGGCAATGCAGATTACGGCGAATACTGCCCAGCTGGCGCAGGCTGTCGCTGACGTAAACAGCCGGCTTGACTCCATGGCCGCCGCTGGCCAAAAGGCTGCCGATGATCTCGGCACGCTCAAGAACCTAAAGATTGGCGAGCTTGCGGTTGGCGGTTTGCAGGCTGCCACCACTGCCTTCATCAATCTGAGCGGCGCAGTGACAGGAGCAGTCACGAGCGTTGCGTCATTTGCGTTAAGCGTAGGCCAAGAACTGGATGCGCTCAACGACGTGGCGAACCGTACTGGCGTCGGGGTTGAGGCGTTGCAGGCATACGCTCGAGCAGCAGCCGACACCGGCATTAGCGTTGAGGGCTTTGCCAAACAGATACAGACGCTCACCCTCAACATTGGAAAAGCGACGCTAGACGAAAAAGCGCAAAAGAAGTTTGAGGAGCTCGGCATTGTGTTCTCGGAGCTGAAGGAGCAGACGCCAGAGCAGCAGTTTGAACAAATCGTGGATGCGATTTCCCGCATTGCAGATCCTGCCGAGCGTGCGGCCACTGCTGTTAAGTTCTTCGGCAAAGGCGGCATTCAACTCGGCGAACTCTTCACGCTTGGGCCAGGTGCCTTAGAGAAAATGCGTGAAGAGGCTATTGCCCTCGGGCAGGTTGTCAGTGCCGACGCCGTCAAGGCAATCGACAACATGAACGACGCCTTCGGCAAGGTCTACGCGACGATCAAGGGCATTGCAGGGGCAATCCTTGGCGAGTTAGCAGGGCCAATAGCAACTATCGCCGAGGAGCTTCTTGGCGTCATTAAACAGGCTGGCCCGCAGCAGATCGCTCAGCAGGTGGCGTCTGGCCTGCTGGATTTCATCAAGCTGGCCGGCAACGCCTTTTTTAAGCTCGCTCAGTTTATTGAGGCTTTCGTAAACAAGTTTGCTCCAATCCTCGGTATTGATATTCGCTCTGAGGCTGAGAAAGAGTTGGAGACTCTGCGCGAGCAGCAGGCACGAGCATCTGCGGGAGCGGCAGGAGGCGGCATGGGCGGCGTTGTGCCTCAGTCGCTGCGTGGCGCGGAACTGACGCCCGAGCAACTTGCAAGAATCCGCGAGCTTGAGACGCAGATTGCAGCAGAAGCCGCCGGCAGCGTGCTGAACAAGTTTCAAGCGAACTTCAACGCGGCCATCGACACAGCGTCAGACAGCCTGCGGCAGCGAATGGAAGCGCAAGCCGCGTCGGCAGAGCCAAACAAGGCCCAGAAGGAGCAGCTGGAGGTCTTGCGTCAGATCAAGCGGAATGGCGAAGTCGGCGTCGTGGAGTTTCTGTAGCCATGGCTGTCATCCAATGGAACGAGGTTTTGCCAAGGACTTTCTCGCAGCGGTTTGGCGAGTCGCCAACTGCGGAGACGAAAGTTGTTGTCACTGTTGACGAGCCGACCAGCACGCAAGAAGTAATCAATGCGGTGGGCGTCCGCATCGGGGACTCTCATCCTGAGTATTCATTTCTGCGCATGCTTGACGCATCACTCAGCGAAGTGGATCGTTACCACGTTGAGATAACTTTTCGATACGAGCTGCCCAAGCCGATGGGCGGAAGCGGTGAAGATTACGAGCCCAACCCCCTCGCCCGCCCAGACGTGTGGACGTTCTCGATTGGTGGCGCACAAGTTCCGGCTCTCGTGTATTTCGACGGCTCCGGAAACAGCACCCGCAAGCCACTGCAGAACTCCGCCAAGGATTATTTCGAGGGGCTAACGGTAAATGAGGCTGAAGTTCGTGCCAGCATCTCAGGCAATAGGGGGCAGTTTCCTCTTGGTTTGGCTGCGGCAGTAACCAATACAGTAAACTCCTCGGCTTATTTGGGAGGTGTCGCACATACTTGGTTCTGCACTGGGATTAGTGGCCAGCAGGCAAGCGAGGTAGTCAACGACGCTGAGGTGCGTTATTGGCAAGTTAGTGCCGAGCTCATCTACAGACAGAGCGGGCACAACCTTCTGTTGCCTAATGTTGGATTCAACTTTCTTGATTCTGGAGTCAAAAAGCGTGCGTACGTGAAAGATCCGGATAGCGGCGAAAAAGTGCCGTGCACCACTCCTGTTCCGCTAACGTCTTCCGGGGGAATCAAGGGCGACAACGCCGAGCCGGACATACTCGTTCGACGTGTCTACCCAGAAACAGATTTCTCCAACTTCTTCGGCACTCCGCCGTTCTAAGCCATGTCGCAGCCAACGCGAAACATCTTCATCACTGCAGCCACCAGCAAACAGGTAACATTGACGCTGTGCACGGCAAATACTGCCACGCTCAGTCTGACGGCGTACCCTGTGTTTTCTGCCGCTACGTCTGACGGCACCACCTTTTATTCCGCCGATCGGCCCCTTCGTTGGTTTACGCCTAGCACTGGCGTTTTTACTGCAGCGACGTTGGCCGCGACCGCAAACACAGCCGGCGACGGGCACACTGCCACGCTGACCTTTGGCCAAGGGTTTGCGGCGACTTCGGTGGAGCACGTCGCTGGGGCAACGCCGCGACGATACAGGTACGTCGTTCATCTGTCATCGCACACGCCCGCAACGGCCTACTCGTCTTCCGTCACTTCGAGCACGGCGGTGCTATTGAGCGGCACGATCAATATGGCTATCGCAGCCACGACGCCTACTCCGGCGCTCAGCATCTGCGACGTGCAGGTAATCTAGCTATGGCGCAACGACAAAGTGGCAAAGCATCGTCGACTGACCGAGTGACTTTTACCAAGTCAACTGCTGAGCGAATAGCAAAGGCTGTGCGTACTTTTGAGCGAGGTGACCGCTCGTCTTCTAAGTTGAGTTTTGAGCGAGTCTCAGTGGCTTCTGGTGCCGTATTTAGGACTGGGACATTTACTGGCGTTTGGCAAATCGGGCAAACTGCGGCCGTAACGCTTAGGAGCACGGGCAGCACTGCGGCGGCCATGAATCTTTTCGCTGGCGTAACCGCGCAGACATCAAAAAACTGCGCAATCGCCAAAGATGGCACTGCATGGTTTCTGATCGCTTCGGAGTGTTAGCCCCCATGCTGCTTCCTTGTAGTCCATGCTGCCCTGGCGTATGTTGCTGCGGAGAACAGAAAACGGTTACGGTTGCCAATGCGTCAACTAATAACGCTTGGTGCCCTGTTTTGTATGACAGGCCGCCGACACGCAACCTTTCGTCAAGCGAAACGCTTCTTGGCAACTGGTGCAGAGTAGGAGTGGATGTTGTAGGAGACGCACCATGGGGTTCGGACGTTACCGTTGTAAAGGTTGATTTCCTTTATCCTGCGTGCAAAGATGGCGTCGAAAAACAAGACACAGTGAGGCTTCAAGTTGTAGAGGGCTTCGCATCATGGAGCGCAGTGTACGAAAAGGAGCTTAATGGGTGCCCTTCGTGCGACGATCAAGTAGAATACGTGTTTGGCCCTGGCGATGTGATCTCGGGCGATGGCACGTTTTGCGGTGGAAACGTAACGTGGACTGTTAAGGTCAAGGGGCCGTGCAATCCACTGCCATGATTAAATGCCGTCTATTACATTTAGCAGATCGCTGCCGCGAGCGTGGATACACGCTTGAAGAGGTGCGTGCGTGCATCGTCAGCGAGGACGGCGACACGATCACCGTGGACGAGACGCACCCGGCGTACCCGCGAGCGAAGCCCGGCCTAGGCGACATGGTCAAGGCTGGGCTGTCTGCGATTGGCATTACCGAGGAGCGTGTCAGTAAGGCCATTGGCCGCCCGTGTGGTTGCTCAAAGCGGGCTGAGTCGCTAAACGCACTAGGCCGCAAGATCGGCATCGGTTGACGCCCGTGCCATAGTCGGGCGAAAGGAGTCTGCCCGTGGCCGAGGATCACGTCTTTACGCTCAACGGTGACGAGCGGTGGCTGATCCGTTTCACGGATCTCAAGGGCCAAGCGTACGGCTACACGTTTAGCCAGAAGGCGAAGCGGCCACGCATCTTGATCCACGACGCGCTCAAGGGGCGGCACAAGCTCACCATCATCGTGCACGAACTGATCCACGCCTTGTTCCCAACCGCCAGCGAGGAGCACACGGAGCAGGCGGGCAAAGACATTGCCAAGGTGCTCTACAGCCTCGGATACCGGGAGGTGCAGGATGGCGGGAGCTGACGCAATCACTGAGATGGCCCGTCGGCTGTGCAGGCTGCACCCGGACGCACCTGCACGCACGCTGGCTCGCCGCCTGGTGCGAGAGTGCAACAACGCCATCACTTTGAAGCAGGCCAACCTGCGGATCTCTCGGCAGTTCGGCGTGCAGGGAAAGCACTCACGAAAGAACGTTCGGGCCGTCGCACCACGTGCCGGCCGTAAGGCTGGCGAAGTGATCTCAATGCCTAAGAGCATGGCCGAATCGTGGACGCCGCACGTCATGAAGGTGCTGGGGCCGGTAGGCATCATCTCCGACGTGCACGTTCCGTATCACTCTGAGATCGCCGTGGCCGCTGCCATCGGGTTTCTCAAGGAGCAGAACCTATCGGCTCTGCTGCTCAACGGAGACATCGCAGACTTCTATGCAATCAGTCGCTACATGAAGGATCCGACGCAGCGAGACTTCAAGGGCGAGCTTGAGGCGGTGCGTTCGTTCATTGCCTACGTGCGGCAAGAGTTTCCCGACATCCCAATCGCTTACAAGCTCGGCAACCACGAAGAGCGTTGGACGCACTGGCTGTGGCAGCACGCCGCTGAGATCAGCGACGATCCACGCATGAGCCTTGGGGCGTGGCTGGATCTAGACAAGCACGACGTGACGCTCGTTGAAGACCAGCGGCCCATCATGCTTGGGCAGTTGCCCGTGTTCCACGGCCACGAGTTGCCGCGTGGCATGGCTGCCCCGGTGAACGTCGCTCGTGGCGTGTGGATGCGAATGAAGGGCACGGGCCTCGTCGGTCACCATCACCGCACAAGCAATCACGCCGAGAGCGATTGGCGGCACCGTGAAACTGCCAACTGGTCTGTCGGCTGTCTCTGCGATCTGACGCCTGAGTATTCGCGGGTAAATGCTTGGAACTGGGGATTCGCCGTGTGCACCGTTCACGAGCGTGGGGCGTTCGACGTGCACAACTACCGAGTCATGGGCGACGGCACGGTGCGATCGGCATGAGAAAACAAACACCAGGCAGCGACGCCGCGATTGAGGCCGGCTGCACTTGCCCTGCGTTGGACAATAACCACGGACGCGGGTTTTTCTGGGGCACCGCTCCGCTGTTTTGGATTAGCGAAACCTGCCCACTGCACGCCACACGAAAGGACGCCGATGAGCCCATCGATCGCAGAGGCCAACGAAACGCTACGAAACGCAGTCGAGGCACGCCGCGAGGCCCAGGCCGCCGGCAAGCCGCACGAGGCGTGGTACGTGTCACCAAGTGAAACAGATTCGTTTCAACCTGTTACAAAACCTCTGCCCGAGCGACATGAGGCAGAGGTTTCGTATCAGCAGGACATTCACGAGCACCACCTGCACCGGGCTGGCCTGACGCAAGACGAGCTTGATGAGGCCATTGAGCGGTTGCGTGGTGACGGGCTGCGGCAGACTGACGTGCACCAGACATCTCAGGCGTTCTTCGATCTATGCGACGGACTCAAGGAAATGCATCGCAAAAAAAGCCGCGACTACGGATGCCCGAGCGGCACGGACCCGCTGGCCAATATTCGTAACGGTGCCAAGTTCGTTGGCATCCCGGCCTGGCGTGCTGCGATGGTGCGGCTGAGCGACAAGGTAACGAGGCTGGCCACGTTCAACGCCACCGGGCATCTGCACAACGAGGGAGTGATCGACACGCTCGAGGACTTGGCGAGCTACTCGCTCTTGGCACTGCTGCTGTACCGGGAAGAGAACGATGGCTGAGCCGCTCACCGACGCCTACCTGCTTGAGTGCGAGATGCGTGCCCGCAAGTTCAGCGGTGCGTACACCGGCACCTCTGGCACGCTGGCAGCGGACGTGCTGCGGTTGCTCAAGGAGCTCAGCCGGATCAAGGGCGAGGCCGCCGTTGAGCGAGCCAGACGAGTAGATGCGTGAGCCGGGCGGCGGGTTGAGGCGGCGGGTACTCCTTTCCCCGACGCCTCCCCGCTTGCTCGGCTACCTCGGCTTCCCAGGCCCGTTAAGGTCCAGCGGCGGAAGTGCCGCCGTGCTGTCGCTGTCGTTCGGGCAGATCACCGGATCGACGTAGACACGCTGCAGGTTGGGGTCGCTGTGATCCAGCAGCTGAGTGGCAGCAGCCCGCCCGCCGGCCAGGGCGGCGTAACTCGCGGCCGTCCTGCGGAGCCCGTGGAATCCCCGGTATTTCACCCCGGCTGACTTGCACAGCAGTTTGAGGCTCGTCCACTGGCTGCGACTGCGGCGGTCCCACGGCCATACCAACTGGTGATCCTCGCGCCGGTGCTGGGCCAGCATCGCCGCCAAGTCCGGCGTGATCTGCCGCTCAATGTCCCTGGTTGAGCCCTTACGGGTCTCCCCGCGAAAGATGACCCGACGCCCGGCTAGGTCAACATCGCCCCACCTGAGCGACGTGGTGGCCTCATACCGCTCTCCGGTGCAGTAGATCGCGTAGATGAGCGTGCCCCACCACCAGGCGGCAGGCAGGCCGTCGATATAGCCGTTTCGGTGCCGAGCCTGCCGCACCAGGGCGGCGACATCCTCGGCCGTGTAGGCCCGGCCCGTGGGCAGACGCTTGGGCACCTTGATCGTGGGCAGTTCGGGGAACTCAACGGCCAGACGTTTCCTGGCTGCATACGTCCACACGGCCGCAAGCATGACCCGGTCTTTGCGGACGCTCGCCGGGCTCGGCAACCGGCCACGCCAGCCGGGCGTCTCGGCTCGCCACCGTAGGTAGCGGGCAATCACCAGATCGTCGAGATCCCGCACCGTGGGCTCGTGGCCGAGGAATCGTTCCAGGCGATCCACGAGCATCCCGTACAGCGACACCGTCTTCCCTTTGAGCCCCCGCAGCAGGGCGTAACGCTCCACCAGTTCCTTCAAAGTCATGGCCATGGCTGATGATCCCCGGCACGTGAACGGCTGTCCATGCCCAGTGACTACTATACAACCCCTCGACTCCCCTCGCCTCCACTAGAGTTCTCGTACACCACTGTACGCCGCCGGGGCTCCCTTGACCAAATGCGTCAAGGACGGCGGCGGCAGTGGGGTGCGGGA